CGAATCGTTGGTGCTCCCGAACCACGGCGATCATGGCCTCCGTCTCGGGCCGGCCCTTGGTCTCGTTGAGGATGCGGGTGATGGTCGCTTCGTCCAGGCGGGCATGGCTGGCGGCTCGCCGAACGCTTAGCTCCCGGCGCTCATCGAAGGCAGAGCGCCGCAGATCAGCAACCTGCTCGACTGGAGGCTCTGGCGTGGCAAGAGGTGCCACGGGAGGCACGGGAGGCACGGCAGCGGCCTGGGTTTCGGTGGTCACCGGGTCACCCCCGGCCTGTTCGTTGTCGGTCACGGAGGGTTCTCCAGAGGTGGTACTGCCGCGCATCACGGCGTGCGTGTCCTGGCCAGCAGCAACCAGGCTGACCAGCATTGGCTCCCAGTCGGTCGCCAGCATCCGCCCGCCCTGCGAAACCAAGGGCTTGTGAATCTTGGCGTCAACGGAAAACCGAGCAGATCCAGTCCGCAGGCGCGGCAGCGCGATTGCCATCGCATCCTCAGGACCATCAACGACAACATTTCCCACAAGCTGGGTTGCGCCGTTGCCAGATCGCTCAAGCGCTAGGTCTGTGACTGCGCCCCAAACCGTTTTAGATGTGCGGCTGTGGTCGTAGTCGGTCGGAATCGGTCGAGCGGGCCAACGGATTGCCTCAGGGTTGTGGGATAAGACGATCCCATCGCCTACATCAGCGTCGCTAGAGATGACAATTCGCGCAGTTCGCGTTTCTTCATTCCAGCTGTTTGGCGCTAGGAGCGCCATCCGTTGCAGTTGCTGTGTCATGGTTTCAGGCTAGTGATTGTTGATTGGTTCCATCCAATGGAGAACCTGCAGGCGGCTGCGTCTGTCGCGTGTTGCCCGTGGTTCCGCTTGCGCCATCGCTGGACAGCGCCAAGCCAGCCGCGCGGGCACGGGCCATATCAGCTCCCAACTCCTCGATCACGAGCTCAGGGACATAGCCCAGCATCCGATGCAGCTCAGATAGAGACATAACGCCAGCCTTGATTGCGTCGATATAGGCCGGCAGTTCTCGGGCTGGATCAATCAGCCACGTCACCGGCGGGGTCCATTCAAACCGCGAGCTTCCCCGACCCATGCCGGCGACAGCGACTGCTTCGCGATACCAGCCGGCAAGGGGCAGTAGAAACTGAGGGATGATGATTGACCACCGCCAGCGTGCGACAGCACGACGCATCTCAACCCAGCCCATCCGGCCACTGGAGAAGTTCACCTGTGACAGATCACCGGTCAGCGCTTCATAGGTGATCTCATAGGCTTGCGCTACGCTGAGCAAGTGGTATTTCTGCACAGATACAAAATCGGCAGAGCTTGGCGGTTGAGCAAACGTGATCCGTTTACCGGGCGGCAAGATCTCAATAGCGCCAGGCTCAAGCGCATCTACCAAAGTAGCGCCATTTGTTTTTAGGGTTGGGTCAGCTTCTGTATCCTCAAGAAACGCCATGAAACAAGCCGCCAGCTTGTCCTTCAACAGCTGGGCTGAGTCGCGATCGCTGATGTCGCGCAGCTTGAGCAGAGCGCTTGCACCAAACGGGACACCTGTAGCTTGGCCGGGCCGGCGCACATCATAGATGTGGCAGATCTCAGACTTTGGTACAAAGTCCGAACCAAGGCGAGCATTGCGCCAGTCGCTTTCGCCAGGGTGGTAGCGGCGAATCCAATAGCCCTCTAATCGTCCATCGTCAGAGTATTGTTTACCAAATTTGATCCTTGCTCCATCATCTTTTGTGATGTCCAGCCAATCAGGCTCCAGCACCTGCAGCTGTAACGGCGGCAAGCCTCGATTTAACAGCTCCGGAACAATCCTCCTACGAACAAGGCAGCTACCCCTAACGGCTACCGTGCGAGCAATTAGCACCTGTTTTGCATAGAGATTACCCAGCCCGTCCCAGTCGCAATCGAGAGACTCAGACCACTCTCGCCAACCCTCCTGATAGCGACGGCTTGAGCCAGCTCCAACAGGTCGACCGATGATGCCATCACCAACCCAGTTGCTCACCACCACAGAGATCGCCTTGCTTGCCCATGGGTCGGAATCGACCAAATCCTGATGGCGGGCAATGATCCGCTGCAGCGACAGCCGCATATCAGAGTTTGGGCCTTTGCTGTCGGTCAACCAGTTGTCAGTACGGCGCGATACCTTGGCAGCCTCAAACGCCCGAAGGTGCGTTTTAGCCATCTCCACCTGAGCGGCTTTCAGTGCCCTCTCGAGCTGGGCGGCAGTGCGTGCCATCAAGCCCTCCGAAAGCTAGCCAGGATTCTCAAGGGTCTCCTGGTACTGGGCTCCAGTTGATCGGCCATGGCACGCTCAAGCTTTCGCATATCGTCTAGGTTGCGATATGAAACAGTCCGACCGTTGGCAGAGACGCTAGTCACACCCTCGGCAATCGCGGCGCGTAGGTCGTCTAGCTGGGCTTGCGTGTATGCCATGGTGACAGGCTACTGAGTTAGGTAGGTGGATTTGCGACGCTGGATCTGCGTTGTCTGCAGAGGCTCCTTCAGCTGCGCCTCCAGTTGATCCCACATTGTCGCCCGGTTGTATCGCCGGGCCACCAGCTGCAGGGCCGCGTAGGCGTAGCGGGTGCAGTCGCCGCCCTCGTCGTGCTCGCCTTGCGGAAGGAACCATTCGTACTGGGTAAACCCTTTCACCATCCGGGGTCGGCGCTTCCACGGAAACAACTCCGCCAGAAACTGATCAGTTGAGGCCTCGCCCAGGTGCAGGTATCCCGGACCCGGTGTGTCGCTCCGTAGGCGGCCCTGCAGGTGCGCCATGCTGGTGTCGGTGCCGATCGGATACAGCAGCACCGAATGCCGTTGGATCGCCTGATTTTTGCGGTTGATGTCTACGGCCTGGCCCTTGCCGATGATGGCCTTGCCGCTCTGGCTGCCGCCCTTGACCGGCACCCATTTCCCGCGAGTTCGGCAGTAGTCGCGGACGCGGTGGGTTGCGTTGCCGCCATCGTCAATGGCCCCCTGAATGATCGACAGCTGAGTGCCGTCGTTCCGTTTCCATTTGGTGTCGGCGATCCGGTCAAGCTGGTCCCAGACCTCATCGCCCTGAGGATCGCCATGGATCTCCCAGTGGCCAAGGTGCCAGCCCTCCTCACCGCGGCCCCAGCCCCAGAGAGTCACCACGATGCGCTCACCGATCGACCCGCCGCCGCCCTGCACGTCAACGCCTGCGGTGATCACCAGCACGCCATCCGGGACGCTGCCAGCCGGGTAGCCGTTGCCGGCCGCTGTGTCCTGTCGGCGCTTGGCCAGGCCCTCGGCATTGAACAGATTCTCCAGGGCATCCTCCCAAGCCTCGGCGGCGCGTTTGTTTACCCAGCCCTTCAGAAGCAAGTGATCACTTTTAGCCCTAAGAAACTCGTCCCGGATCTTCTCCCACATCAACCACCCGTAGGGCGCATACCAGCCAGGCAGGTGAAACCCCGCGGTCTCGCCATCGCCCTTGGCGGTCGCCTTCCATTCTCCGCCCGCCAGCATGGTCGCCTTGTGGTGTTGAGCGACGCGCTCATTGCACGCTGGGCACTGACACCACACGTCCCCATCGGGACGGTCCCATACGAAGTGCTCCCAGCGCAGCACCTCCAGCGCGTCGCAGCATGGCATCAACGCGCGGTAACGGCGGCGATCGCTGCGAGTTTCGAACTCTGCGGTAATGCGGCAGGCGCCCCGAGTTCCCGGTGTGCTGGTAAGCAGGGTCTTCCGCTCTGGGAAATTGGTGAGACGAGCCTCAGCATTTTCCAAGGGATCGCCCTTGTCATCAATCTCTAGCGGCAATGATGAAACTTCATCAGCCCATAGATACTGAGCTGGCATACCCTGGGCTGCGCTACCACTGTTGCCGCCGATAATGCTCAGCAGCATATCGCCCTCAAACTCTTTTAAGAACATGGCGTTAGCAGCATCGCGCGATTTACTGCTTATCGCTTTACGGGCTACAGCTGGAGTGTCTTTGAACAATGGTGTAAGCCGTTGCCTGATCTGACGTTTAGCGAATGCTTCCGTAGGAAACATCACCAGAAACGGCGCGGGATCCATGGCGATCGTTCGGCCCAACCAATTAAGACCACACTCAGTCTTTGCCCCAGATTGCGAGCCAAAGATAAGCACAACCCGCTTTATTTTTCGCTCCCTAGGACTAAGCAAATCCATCGGTTCCTTCAGGAACGGAACGCGATCAGTTCGCCACAGGCCCGGCTCTGATGTTGATCGCCGCGTAAGAATTCGCTCCTTATCCGCCCACTCGCTGACTGTCAGGTTGAGCGGCGGCTGTAGCGCTTTGACAAAGGCTTGCTTGTAGAGAAATGCGGCCTCAGGCATCGGCTAGCCCTCGTAGCGCTGATTCGATTTCAGCCTGAAGTTCTGACCTCACCTGATCTTGATCTGTCATCCCGGCAAGCCTGGCTGCCAATCTGTTGGGAATGATCAGCAGCAGATCACGCACCTGCCGCGCCAAGCGAGATGCTTCCTGTCTCACGTCAGCAGCTAGCACTAGCTCAGCTTTCGCCTTCATCAACTCAAGCCGCTCTCGTTCAGCTCTGTAGACCTCCCTGGCGCGTCGCGCTTCCGCGTAACTGGGGCCGCCAGGTGCGGGAGGATGCGGAGCGGTAGATGCCTGCCGCCTCGGTGAACTGACCGCTGCGCCAGGAGGCCTGGGGCTGTTGACCGTCGTGCCGCTCCTGGTGGCCCACTGCTCATCTGCCAGGGCAGGGTCAATCACCCATCCCCTACCCTCACGCCTGACAGCCGGCTCCTCTAGGCGCCCAGAGTTGATTGCCCGCAGGACACTGACGCGCGTTTGGCCAATCAGGCCATGGGCCTTGCGGTGGTTGGCGTAGGCCTGGAGGTTCACGCGAACCCCCAGGCGTTAGCCTCATGCCCTGCCGCCGCCCATGCGCTCCGACCTGCGATCAGCCCGCTGGTTTGATTGGCGATTGCGGAACGCGGCGCGAGCTTCTCGACCCTGGGTGGTTGGGCGCAGTTGACCACCAGAGCTACGCTCGAAAGCGCCGCCGCCGCCAGGACGGTTGGCGTTGCCGTAGTAATAGGCCATGAAAAGAGACCGTACTCCGCTTCAGTATAGGCAATCATTCCGCCAGGTCGGGAGTGTGAGCGTAGCGATGCTTAAAGCCGCCAGGACGGTAAACCATTACTCTGTCTTCCCCGTCATAGATTGGCGTAATATCCTTGCCGGACTTCACCGATGCGTAGGCGAAACACCTACAGCTTAATGGCCCCATCTTGGCGGAGAAGTATTCAGAGTTCCACAGGAAATCCCAAAACTGTTCGGCATTCAACTTAGGCAGCGAAGCGCCAGCGGGCAATCCCGCCATCATTCTGAACTGCTTTACATCAGAATGAAAGAATGGCCCATAATTAAAATCGGCCGGTAGTTCTGACATAGCGGATATAGCCTCGTCTTTTTGGATTGTAATATAGTCCTGTTCTTCCCCTAGATGCCACTTATGCGCTTGATTGATTAGCTGTTGAATCATCGGCATTGTCTTGCCGTAAACTTGATCCCACCAATCAAATAGCGTCGATGGTCTATCTGAAGCGTGGTAATACGTGGCAAGCCCTGCCGCTTCCGCATATTCAACAGCAGCGGTAATGTGAGCGTGATCAATCTTACTCCCCCTGCATCCTGCCCTATCAATTAACTCAGGTGTTATTCTGTCCACTTTTTCTTGGGTTAATGCTTCACCAAATGTTCGCCCAAAGTACAACTTACTAAACATAACACCAAACACGTCAAGCTCTTTGATCCTGTCTATTAATGGCTCATAATCTGGTAGCCAATCAACACACACGGGATTGATGCCAACCGCAACAGGGTGCCCCGCTTCTACAAGTTGCTGAATCAACTCCAGTCGATAGCCGATAGGTGGCGCCTTGGGTTCGATCCGTTTTCTAATCTCATCGTCCCACATCGGAATGGAGATGTACCAAATGCT